GCTGGTGTGGCCCACCGGAGATTGGCTAGCCGGTTGTTTGCTGGATTGCCGTCATTATGCGCAACGACGTGGCGCTCTGTCGGCGGGGGTCCGAGAAAAGCCAGCGCCACCAAACGATGAACGGTGAAAGACTTCGGACGGGACTCCACGCACAGATTCACGTTTCGCGCCCCGCGTGCCACGCGACCGGGACGCAGCGGTCTGCCGTGTTTCACCCCGACGCGCCTCACGCGCCCAAAGTTGCTGACCTCATACGTAGCCTCATACCCTACGACGCGACGCCAAACTTCCATGGAAAAGCCCTCGGGTTGCTTCCCCGAGGGCTACCACACTTTTATTAACGCATCAAGCCACTATGTAGTGGCTTTATGCGGTAATGTTGTTGAAGAACACGCCAAGATCGCTTGCGACCAGCTTGTGGTCAAACGCCATGGCGCCCTCGATCTCGGTCGTCTCCAACTCGTCGCGGTAGCGCCGCTTGGTGGCGATCCCGAACGGATTGGTCTGCCCGAGATAGCCCTGCCACGAGAAGGTGTAGCCCGCGCTGGGGGTCATCAGACCCGGCGACGGCGCCGAATAGGTGAGCAGCGCGTGCTTGCCGCCGATGAAGGCGCTCGCTTCCGCATCGCCTTCCGCAGCGGTGTTCTCGATGGCATCCATGACCAGGATGCGGGGAATACCGAACAGCATGGCAAGAGCCGATTCGGTGGTGACGGCAGGGTTCTGGTTGCCGACGCCGCCCGAATACTTGATCCGGTCCACGATGTCGGGATGGTCCACCAGCGCGTCAAACACACGCCGCGACAAGACAAAGGTGTTCGGCATGAAGCCGGTCGCCTCTTTCATGTCGGTCTTGGCGGTGCGAATGTCTCCGATGGGGTCGCCCGAGGTCTGGTCCGACCAGTGGATCACATCGTCCGTGCCAGGGGTGGACGCGACCCCATCATACTGCGTGGCCCATACGGCCGGGGCGAAGTAGTTGGCCGCCCAATCCTTCTCCCGGCGCAGCATCAGGTCCATCATCACCAGAGCGACGCTGGCGCGCTCCAGGTTCAGGACCGCATCCATGTTGGACATGACCTGATCCGGCAGTTGCGCCTTGGCGGCCCACACGTCCGCAAAGTAGCTGGCGGTGCCAAGTTCCATGCCGATGATCGCGGCTTCGGTGTTGGGTGCCCGCTTCTTGGCCGAGGTTCGGTTGAAGAACTTGCGGTCGAACGTGTAGTAGAGGTCCGACTGTTTCTGCACAGGCAGGTTGGGGAACACGCGGCCCGCGACAAAATCGGTCGCGCTCTGCATGTATGCGATGGAGATGTTGGTCAGCGGGGCGTCAACGTGGACGGCGCGCGCGGTTGGTTGCGTCATTGCTGCTGCTCCTCAGCCAATCAGAGTTTGAGCAGGATCGAAATGACCCGCCCGCTTGCGCCGGTTTCCAGCGCGCGACCCATGGTCAAAGCGTTGGTGTCGGCGTTCTTCGCCACGCCGGCAGCGCCCGAAGCCACCAGACCGCCGCGCGTCACGACACCGCCGCACTTCACCTTGGTGATGCCGCCGATCTGCACCGTGGCCGCTTCGCCTGCTTTGGGGGCGTTCAGCAGAACGCCATCCGCCGCCGCGTCGTCGCCCGTCAGAGCGACAAGGCCGCTGGAGTTGACGGTCACCCACTTGAACTGGTGGGTGCGAAGATCAGCGGCCGCGATGAGCGTGACGCTGGTGACTGCTTCTTGAATCGCCATTGCAGCGTCTCCTCAGTTCGCGCCGCTGCGGATTGCAGCAAGCAGGGGGGCGCCAGCGTTCCCGGCCTTGGTCACCTCGGAATACGCGACCTCATACGGGACGTTCGCGGCGGTGGCGTGGGCCTTGGCCAGTTGCTCCAGCTTGAACGCGGGCGAGGCGTCGTCCTCCGGCTTGCCATTGCCGATCTCGGTGGCCGCAGCCTTCATCACGGCATCCGCCGCCTTCAGCGACTTCAGCAGCGCCTCGTCCTTGGCCGCCTCGACGGCCGCCAGAAGGCGGCCCTTGGCAATGGCGGTCCCGGCCAGATGCGGCAGTTCGGTATCGCCGCGCTTGGCCAGTGCCACATCAGCGGCATCGGCCTCCATCTTGGCGATCTTGGCGGCGTTGGCTTCCAGCATCTTCAGGACAGGCGCGGGGACCAGCGACTTCTCGACCCGCTCGCCGTCGATCTCGACGTACTCAGGGTCGGCGCGCTTGACGATCTTGCCGTCCTGCACGTCCAGCCCGGCCTCGGAAGCCGATTTGGTCAGCGCGGCCAGCGCGGTCTCGGCAGCAGCCTTGGCGGTGTCGGCATCCGTGGCTTTCTTGGTCAGGTCGGTGACCTGGGCCGAAAGAGCCTCCATCTTCTTGGTCAGTTCTTCGACGGTCACTGTGACCTCTCCTTCTTTTGGGAAGCCCGGCATAAAGGGCTTGACAACAGGGTTATACCCCGAACGCTTGAACAGCACAACAGCCGCGTGCTGATTCGCAGGCGCGTCAACGCCCGAGATTTCGATGAGGTCCAGATCGGTCAGTGTGAAGGTCATGCTGCGGGCCTCCGTTTGGCATTGCCACCGATGGAGAACCCGGTGAACTCCTTGGTCACGAACTTCTGCCAAACGGCGTCATCGTGGATTTTCATGCCAATGATCCAGCCTTCCCGGTCGGACTCCAGCCCGAGCGCCTTGGCCAGTTCGGCGGTCAGCGGCAGCGAGTGCAGCACTTCCCCGATCCCGTCGCCTTCGTGCATCGCCTTGGCGGTGCGGGCGCTCGCCATGAAGCGGTCGGCCATCTTCTCCATCTCGTCCGGGGCGATGATGTCGCCCTGCCGGTCCACGACCATTTCACCCTTCAGGGTCGAAACCGACGCCCAGCCCCATGCAATGCGGCGGGCGGTGTCCAGTTTCAGCACTTCTGCGGATTTGACAACGGAGTGAGTCATGACGGCGGCGATTATGGCCGCGATTGCCTCTGTAAGCAAGCCCTCTCGTCTTGACGGTAGTGTCTCAGTTTGAATTATCTTTTTTCCGGTAAGGGCCGCGCGGCTTAGGCGCAGGCGCAGCCGCGTCGATGATCCCGACCAGCCAAGTCATGTCACGCAACGTGTCGGACACGCCAGCCGTCATCGCGGGCGTCATGCGCAGGCTCTTGTGAACCCGCACGAAGTTGTAATGCACGAAGTAGAGCGACAGCATGTGCAGGTGGTTTTCCAGCTTCTTGCTGAACCCGTTGGTCAGGCGGGTGAACCGGCGCATGCCCATCCGCATTGTCAGGTTCTGCCGCTCAACGTGACTGGTGCTGATCATCGCCGGATCAGGTTTGCCGAAGATCGGCTCTTTCTTCGCGCCCGTGCATTCGGCGGGTGAATACTTTCGCTCATGCCCTTTGGCGCCCGTAGGTTCGCCATACACCTTGACCAGCATGGCATAGTCCACATCAGCGGCGAAGGCATCGCCAACGGCCTTGAGGTAAGCCCCATGGCCGTCTGTGGTCAGTTGAACACGGTTCGCAAGACGGTCGGCCAGATCGAACATGAACTCATGCGCTGTTTCCGCTGAACGGTCTCCAACCTCGAATGCCAGGATCATCTTGTGGTCGCGGTCAATCGCCGTCCACGTCCAGACATCGCCAGCACCTTCCGGTGCAGCCTTGGCCGTCGCAACATTCTTATCCTTGGCATAGCAGAACGACCAGATTTCGTCGCACTGGACCTGTTGCGCCTTCACGTTGCGCACAGTCACGTCGTGGTAGACAGCACAAGCCTTGCCCGCATCTTCCAACAGCTTGGTCACAGTGTTGATGGATACACCCGTGATGCGGCTGATCGAGCGCATGGACGATCCTTCAACCAGCATGTTGAGGATAGTAACGCGGGTTTTGATGTCGAGTTTGTTCATACCCTCGTATCTAGAGGGTTCACTCAAAATTAGCAAGCAAAAAAATCATTTTGAAAGCATTTTGGATGCAATTCCTGCGATAGCTCCCGAAGTTCCCAAGACGCCTCCAAGCCAAGGCTGTCCAATGACGCCGCAGTAAACCCCCGCTACGATGAGAGCTAACGAAACCGCGATACTCCCAACGACCCGAACAGTATCATTGCTCAGTATCCAACCATTATCGCGGCGGCGCAGCCCTTGCTCATTCTCAGCCATCTTCATAATCCGGTCCGCAAGTCCGGGGAGCGTATCGTTATACTGCTGCATCATGAACGGGGGCGGTAGAGGGCCAGAATATGACATCGACTGAGATATCATCTCCAAAACCTCCGGGGGCGTCCCCGGAGGTAGTCGCGACAGTATCTCACCAAATTCTGGTTCAGGCGGTGGGGGAACGTCTTCCTTGGTTGTGGCAGGAAGGCTCTGCTTTCTACTTCTTGCCGCCAAGAGCATTCTCCGAAGCCGCCTTGAAATACTCCCGGATGCGCAGCTTATCT